AGTTTAGTTATGACAACAAGATTGTCTTACCTATGCCAGAAGGTGCTATTAAAACAGTTGGCATGATTCCTGGTTGGGGTAAAGGAATGGCAGAGGCACTGCGTTCATCAGGAACACAGATGTCTATTCCAATCCGAAGCCTTGATATTTTGTTCCAAGGTGAAGCGATTGCAGGATTTGGTCCTATTGTAACTATTCCAGTTAATGAATTAGTTAAGATGAAGCCAGACCTAGAGGATTTGGTTACATCAACAGTTCTTCCAGTGCTTCCATTTGGTCCACAAGAAGGCGTTATTCGCCAGTTGTTCCCACCAGCGGTACAGAAACTTGTATCAATGAAGGGTCAAGATGAGGCATGGAGCCGTACATTTAATACAGTTTACCGCTACGAGTTAATCCGTTTTAACCTTGGCGAGCGAGATACATTGCCTGAACTTGGTGAGATTAAGACAATGGCAGATAACCTTTACAGGGTTAAAATGCTTTCTAACTTGGTAATGCCTTTTGCTGCACAGTATGACTCAACATTAAGTTTTTACACACAGCAGTTCCGCCGTTTACAGCAGGTATACGGACAAGATGCAGAGGCTTTGTTCCTTGAGATGTACCCTGAAATGGGTCCTGCTCTAGTTAGTTCTTCATACAACCCAACTGGTGTTAATGCATCACAGGCTGCATTTAAGAACATTCAGAAGTACAGTGGTTTGATTGACAAGGTTGGTCAGACTACACCTGAGATGATTGGCTTCTTGGTCAATGACCCTGATGGCAAGTATGACTTCTCAGAGGCAGTCTACGCATGGCAGTATGGCAATGCACCTGTTCCTGGTTCTACAGAGAACTATCGTGGTCGCCGTAACCCAGCAGACTTGAAGAAGGATGCCAATGTCAAGATGGGTTGGATTCAATTCCGCAAGAACATGAACCTTCTTGACTCACAATTATTTGCACAAGGCTATAACTCTTACAGCGAATCAGGTGCTGAGGAGTTACAGACTCTTAAACAGATGATGGTTGCTGACATGACTAGCAGCAATAAAGATTGGGCTGCAGATTACTTTAGTGTAGACCGTGGCAAGTGGATTTATCGCATGGAATCTATGCGTACTATGCTAACTGACCAAACATGGATGAAAGAAAATAATCAACGCCCTGTAGTTCAGGCTATGGCTATTTACCTAAATGTACGCTCACAAGTTGCACGAGAGTTAGCAAGCCGTAAATCATACGGAATGGCATCCACGCTAACAGCAAAAGATAATGCAGACCTTGATGGTTTGTGGAACCAGACAGTTGCTCAACTTCTTCAAGGCTCACCTGAGTTTGAAGATTTCTATAACCGTTTCTTACAAAATGACCCTGTGACATTGGGATAGGACTATGGACGAAAAAGTAATATATCAGATACTTAAAAAAGAAAATCCTACTTGGTCAGAAAGCAAACTCAATGCTGCCGCAAAAGATATTGTTGCGAACCCACAAATACTTGAGGCTGGTCTGACAGGTTCAACACTTGTAAAAGCAGTTATTAAATTAGGTAAAACATTCATAAAGAAGCCAACTAAGAAGCAGGTATTACTTGGTGGTGGAGCACTTGGTCTTGGTGGTTTAGCGGTTCAAGGTGGCGGAGACTCAGGAACGCAACAAACCCCAGACGCAACAGAGCAGGCAAATACACAGTTGTTACTTCAACTGGCACAGTATGAGGCTGAGGGCGGCGACCCAGCAGCCCTTGCACAGTCTGCGGCTGGACAGCAACTATTTAAGAATCCAAAGTTTAACCTTGGTGCAATTTTAAACAGTGGCAGTGTTAACCTAGGTGATGATAACGGTGTTTATACTGGTAAGTCTGTAAGTTCTGGTGGTCAATACATAGGTTCACAATTTGTTGCTAATCCAGATAAAACTTCTATTTCATTAAAAGACTGGAAGAATGAATTTCCTATTGCAGACCCTAAGGCTTTGGCTTCTTGGAAAGCAAAACTTGTATCTGCTGGTGTAGTTAGTGCAAGCGCAGGCTTGGCTGAACTTAAGCAACAGTGGGAAGCATGGGGACAATACTCACAGGACATGAACAAGCAGGGAAAGAAGTTAACTCCTGACCAACTCCTTGACATCCAACGCGGATTATGGGGCGGTGGAGGCAAAGACTATTCAACTTCATACTCAGTCAACATGCTTAAGCCAGAGAATGTTAAGTCTGTTTACAAGGCAGCAAGAGCACAAGAGGCTGGCGCTATTGTAGGAGATGAGCAGGCTGCAGCCTTTGCTGAAAGAGTTGCTGCACAGCAGATGAAGAATCCTACTAAAACTGAGTATAAGAAAATTAAAGGCAAGATGGTTCCTGTTACTACACCAGGTTACGGTGAAGCAGAGGCTACTGCTGCTGCGTTAGAACTTGCTAAGAAAGACCCACTATACGCAGAGTTCCAAACTGCAAATGTATTTGGCTCCGCACTTGAGAAGGCATTGGGGGTTAGAGGATAATGGCAGATACAACAACCATCGCTGGTATTAACGCAGCAAGTGCTGCAGACCCATTTGCTCAAGACAATGGACTGCAAACAAAGCCAACAATGACAACTTGGATTGTTAACCTACTTAAGAATGTACCTGAACTTAAGAATATCTACGATTCAGTACGCAACCCAGATGGTAGTTTTAATCGCACAGTAGATGCTATTGTGGATATGGTTACTAGCAGTTCTTGGTACTTAGATAATGGTCCAACTGTTGCTGCAAATGTAGCGAGTCGCTATAAGTTTGGCGAGAAGTTCTATAGCCAAAAGGTTAACCAATATAAAATTACTCTTTCAGGACTTGCAGCAGGTATTGGGCTTGATGTAAAAGACCCTTTTATTGCAGCATACCTTGAGTCACTGGCTGAAACATCTTACCTCAATGGCTGGGATGAAGATTACATGGAGAACCAAATCATTGGTAACTCCGACATCGTTGGAAAGATTAGCGGTGGAGCATACGCTTCTGCTGTAGATGACTTGGCTGAGTACGGAAACCTTATGGGCTTTACCCTTAGCCAGAACACAGTAAAGGATTACCAACGCCGTCTTATTGGCGAAGTAACCGAAGGTGGACTGCGCTCTCGTGCTACCCCAGACCAGATTAAAAAAGAGATTCGTGATAAGCAGGCTTTGCTTTATCCAATGTTTGCTGAGGACTTTGCAGTAGGTCGTACCCTTTGGGATGTGACTGCATTGCAACGCAAGAAGTGGGCAGACCTACTTGAACTTAACGAGGATGACCTCGACTGGAATGACCCTCTGTGGAAAGATGGAAAAATCTTTACCATGACAGATGAAAAAACTGGCAAGATTGTTTCTCGTCCAGCATGGGATGCAGAGAAACTCATCAAGCAAGATGAGCGTTGGCAGTACACAGAAAATGCTACCCGTACTTACGATAAGTGGGGCGCAGGAATTCTTAACAAGTTTGGATTGGTGGCTATTTAATGGCAATTCAACCAGGAGTCATGCAAGTAGATAGTACTAATTTTATTGATGCCAATGAAGTTATGCTTGGTGCAACACAGGCTCAAATTGCAAAAACAAAAGCCCGTCTTGCTCAACTTGAAAAAGAACAAGAGGCTGCAAATATTGCTAAGGGATTAAACCCTGATGGAAGCAAGAAAAGCAACACACAAATTCTTCAAGAAAAACAAGCAAAAGAAGAAGCAGATAGAACTGCTTTAGCAGCAAGCAATCCATTATTTAATAAGGCTACAAAGCCAACTGATGCACCTGCTGGTATGTACTACCAATGGATTGGTGGAACTAAGACAGGTCAATGGCAACTCTATAAAGTCCCTACGAGTGGCACTCCTGGTAGTTCTGGGTTTACCCCAACTCCCACACCAACGCCAAGTTCAACAACTACCACCCAAGGAATTACACAAGCAGACTTAGATGCAGCAGTAGCCAAGGCTACGGCAGCAGGAAAAGCAGAAACTGCAGCACTTGTTGCTCAGCAAAAGGCTCAGAAGGATGCAGAGAAGATGGCTTCTAAGATGAAAGCATCTGACAAACTTTCTGCATTGTTTGCTAATTACGGTCTTGAGAATCTTGCTGGCTTTATTAACAAGCGCATTATGGAAGATGCTTCCGAAGAAATGGTTTTGATTGAACTCTACGAACAACCAGAATATAAACTTCGTTTTCCTGGTATGGGTGCATTGCGTGCAAAGAAGCGTACTATCACCGAAGGTGAGTACATGAACATTGAGAAGCAGATGACTCAAACTGCTCGCTTCTTTGATTTGCCAAAAGGTTTCTACGACAATCCAGAGGACTTTGGAAAGTTAATTGGCGGAGAAGTCTCAGCCAAAGAATACCAAGACCGTTTACAGGTAGGTCAAGACTTGGCTCGTTCTATGTCACCAGGTGCTAGAGCACAACTACAAGAGTTTTACAATGTAGGAGAAGGTGGCGTTACAGCCTATGTTCTTGACCCAGAAAGAGCACTTGCTCTTATTCAGAAGCAAGCAAAGTCTGCACAGTTTGTTGGCTTTGGTCGTGAGAAGGGCTTCAAGTTGGAAGGCATAACTGCTGCTCAAGCAGAACAACTTGCTGGGACAGAAGCCTACGCAAAACTATCAGCACAACAACTGCAAACAGCACTTGGTCAAGCAGCGCAATTACGCCAGACTCAATCACGCCTTACTGGTATTGAAGGCGAAGTTTACAACGAGGGTGAAGCGTTAAAGGCTGTTATCGAAGGAAGCCCAGAAGCAATCCTTGCATCACAACAACGAGCACAGCGCGAAGGCGCTCGCTTTGGTGCTGGTGGTGGAGCAGGTGTAACTGGCTCATCACTTCGTTCAACACCAGGAATATAAAAGAATCCCCACCGTGACCGACTAGCCCACGGGGGCGTACAAGTCTAGGAGCAATAGCCAATGTGGTTTCCCCGAACCTAATTGTGGATTGCGAATACAACTACTAACAAGGGAGATAGGCTGATGCCTACAAATTACCAGTTCGATGACGAAGATGACATTGATACATCAACAGATGTAGTGTCTCAACTCCGTAAGGTAAATCGTGCGCTCGAGAAGCGTGCAAAAGAACTAGAACAGGAGTTGAGTGGTCTTAAAACACAGACCCGTCAACGCACTGTCAAGGATGTGTTACAGGCTAAGGGATTAAACCCAAAGATTTCCGCCTTCATACCACAGGACATAGATACCTCTGAGGAATCTATTGCTGCTTGGGTAGATGAATATGGTGATGTCTTTGGTGTACAGCCCGCTCAAACAAATGAAACGCCAACACAAAAAGGTCCTGATGTCTCAGCACAAAACCGTATGAACAATGTAATCGCCACTGGCTCAATGCCAGATATTGATGAGGACATGTTCTCCAAGGTGACAGGTGTTAAGACTAAAGAGGACTTAGATGCACTCCTTGGATTTAAATAACCCAAAACATCAACCAATCACCAGGAGGTGAACAAATGGCATATAACGACACTACCTCGATGGCGGGACTCGTCAAGACAGCGTACGACCGTTATGTAGAATTCGCACTTCGTGCTCAGCCAATGATTCGTGCAGTGGCTGACAAGCGCCCAGTGCAGCAGGCGATGCCAGGTTCAAGCGTTGTATTCTCACTTTACAATGACTTGGCAGCGGCAACATCTGCTCTTTCAGAGACAACCGATGTAGATGCAGTAGCACTACCAGATGTCTCAACAGTTTCTGTAACTCTAAATGAGCAAGGAAACTCATCACTTACAACTCGCAAGTTAGAGTTGTTCTCACTCTCAGATGTTGACCCAGCAATCGCTGACATCATCGCATACAACATGGCGGATTCTCTGGACATCATTGCTCAGACACCACTTCGCCAGGGTACAAATGTTATCTACTCAGGTGGCGTAACATCAACAGCAACAGTATCTGCTGCTAATACAATTACTTCTGCTAACCTCCGTAAGGCTGTTGCGAAGTTGCGTACAGGAAAGGCTGTTCCTCGTCAGGGAAGCCTATACTGGGCAGGTATTCACCCAGAAGTTTCACACGACCTTCGTGCTGAGACAGGTAACATCGGATGGCGCGATGTCCATCACACAACAATAGAGGCACAGGGTAATATCTGGGCTGGCACAATCGGTACATACGAAGGTGCTTTCTATGTAGAAAACCCACGCATGTACTCTGCTAAGTCAGGTGCTGACCAGACCGCTCTAGCAACAACTGCAGTAACAGTCGCTGGTACATCAGCAGGCTTTACATTCGGTGTTGCTTCAACAGCCGTCATTGCTTCTCGTGCAGAAGTTGGCGACAAGATTTCAGGAACAGGCGTAGGAACATCTGCGAAGATTACTGCAATCACAACATCAGGTTCAACAACAACATTCACTGTAGATGTTGCTAACTCAGCAGCAGTAACAGTATCAACTGTTGTAACCGTTACACCAGTAACAGAAGTATTCTCAACAATTCTCTGCGGTAAGCAGGCATTGGCTGAGGCTGTGGCTCAAGAGCCAGGCGTTGTTATTGGTAATGTGACTGACCGCTTGATGCGTTTCCGCCCAATCGGATGGTACGGCGTACTTGGTTTCGCCCGCTACCGTGAGGCTGCGCTATATCGCATTGAATCAGGCTCATCAATCGCTGCACTTTAATCGTGCGGGAGGGGTGGGGCGAAAGCCCTGCCCCTTCACTTATAGTAAGGACAAGCAATGACTCAATATAAATTCACAACACCAACCGTGGAAGAAACTCCAGCGGGTGAAGGAGTATTGTTTGAGCGTTACAAAATCACACGCGGTGTCACTGTGATGAGAACAAATGGTATCTACTCCTCTTACCGATACCCAAGTCAGATAGAAACACTCGCTGCACAAGAAGTGTACATGGGTGGAACTGTTACAGTTATTGACCAGGCTACTGCCGATGCCCTTACTGCCCAAGGATACGGCGCTTACATAGAGGCTATTTAATGAGTTTACATCAAAGACAAACGCACCCTGAATTTATAGAAGGTTGCTTTGGTTGTAAAGCAGCAACACTTGAATTAGGTGTAGGCGATGCTAATACTAAAGTTGAAATGTCTACAAGCAAGTGGGATGCAGAACTTAAAGCCTATAAGGATGCTCGTGCTCAAGGCATCCAGCCAACAGGAACAAGCATGGCAAAGGTGCAAGAGGCAGTCAGAATTTCCGACAAGGTTGGCAAAGCCTTTGACGGCAATACAGGAACATTCAAATAGGAGGAGCCATGGCTGCTAAAAAGAAACCAGTAAGTAAAAGTGTTCAAGTTGTTGATGATAACTACACACCTTTAGAACAGTACTGTATTGCTCTTAATGAATACTGGAAGGCGCTTAAGAAAGCGGGTTTCCCAGAGTCAATCTGTATGACACTTATCATGGATAAAGATTCATATCCAGATTGGATTCTTCCTAAGCCAATTAACCCAACTGATATACCACTGTTCGACCCCTACGAAGATGAAGATGAGGACTAATTATGTGCATTAAATGTGGATGCTACGGCTCAGTAACACCTTATGGTGTAGGCGGGCGTGCAGTTAACGCTGCTCCAACAGAGGCAAACATTGCCCAGTACAACAATATGAAGATTGCTCGCATTGGCGAAGAAGGACCTATGGCAGAGAAGGAAGATGACAATGAAGAAAAGTACTCCTAAGAAGCAAGCCAAGGTTGGCAAAGTAATGGGCGAGTTTAAACGAGGCACATTGCACTCTGGCAAAGGTGGACCTGTTGTTAAGTCCAAGAAGCAGGCAGTAGCCATTGCAATGAGCGAGGCTGGCATGGCAAAGAAGAAAGCCGCTAAGAAGCGTGCCAAGTAAAAAAGACTCTCGGTTGGCACGAGCAGGAGTGTCAGGCTTTAACAAGCCTAAGCGCACTCCTTCTCACCCAACTAAATCACATGTAGTGGTTGCCAAAGATGGCAGCCAAGTTAAGACCATTCGTTTTGGTCAGCAAGGGGTAACTGGCGATAGAAAGCCAACAGCCCGTCAAGCATCATTCAAAGCCCGTCACGCTAAGAACATTGCCAAAGGCAAGATGTCTGCAGCGTATTGGGCAGACAAGGTGAAGTGGTGAAGAAAAAAGCATTTTGGGATAAGCCAAACCCTAAGAAGAAGTCAACCCCGTTGACATCAGCACAAAAGGCTAAGGCTAAGGCATCAGCAAAAAAGGCTGGTCGTCCTTATCCAAACCTAGTAGACAACGCAGCAGCAAAGCGAAAGGCTAAGTAATGGCAACAGGAGCAGCAGGAAGTTCATTAGCAGACGAACTCAATCGTCTTGCAAACGGTGGTACATATCCAGCAATGACAGCATACGATGTTGAACAGGGTGCTGCTAACGCATGGGCTGGTACATCTGGTCTTGGTCTTATTGCTGCTCTTAATTACAAAGCAAGTGCAACTCGCCAGCCTAAAGACTACAAAGACTATAACGCTATTTGCAATGAGTTAGCAGGAACTACTGGATTATCAGGAGTCGTAGCCTTAAGGAGCATTAACCTATGAGTACATTTAATGAACTAGCAGCCCGCGTTGAAGCGGTGTTGCATGGCTACACAGAAAATACTGAGCCAAGCACTTGGCTTACAACCAGTGCTACTAGCACATCAACAACCCTATCTGTATACGATGCATCAGGTATTGGTCGTGGCTATGTAGAGATTGACGATGAAATTGTATTCGTAAACAACACAGACAATGTAGCCAACACCCTCACCCTTGCACCTTGGGGTCGTGGACAGCGTGGTACTACCGCTGCAACCCATGCTCAAAATGCAAAGATAACAGCCTCACCATTGTTCCCACGCAATGAGATTAAGAAGGCTATTAACAACACTATTGATGCTATGTACCCAATGGTATTTGCTACTGCTAGTACAGACTTTACATTCATTGCAGCGCGAACCACATACCAGTTGCCTGCAGATTTTCAGAACGCACTCAGTGTTACCTACTCAACAGTAGGACCAACAAAAGAGTGGATGCCAGTTCGTTCCTACAACCTAGACCGCTCAGCAGATACAGATGCATTTACATCTGCTCGTAGCATTAGCGTTTATGCAGGCATTGTGCCTGGACAGACAGTGCATGTGTTCTACTCAAAGCGCCCAACACTTCTTGTCAATGGTACTGACGATTATGCAACAACTAGTGGCATGCCTTCGTACTCAGAAGATGTCGTCATCTATGGCGCAGCCTTCCGTATGATTTCATTCTTGGACCCTTCACGCCTTGGTCCACAGTCTGCATCTGCAGACATCCTTGATGGTGTGCGACCAACAGGTTCTGGACAGAACGCTTCCAGATATTTGTTTAACATCTACCAACAGCGTTTAAACGAAGTGGCGGACAACCAACGCCGTCAACATCCAATCCGTTCCCACTACCAGAGATAGGTTAAAAAATGGCAGCAGGCGACCCAGGCTCCCCAGCGCGGTACTACTCCTCGATTGCAGTAGAAACAGCGCTCTCAGGTTCCATTCCAGCACAGGCACAAGGCGCGGCAAACACCGCGTTCATTGTTGCATCTGTCTCTGGCTTCCCAAGCAACTACCCCTACACACTTATTGTTGACCCTGATACATCTAAGGAAGAAGTAGTTACTGTTACCGCAGGTAGTGGAACAACCCTTAGCGTAACTCGTGGTTCCGATAACACACAAGGCGTAGCACACTCCGCAGGAGCAGTTGTCCGCCACGGTGTATCAGGTCGTGACTTCCGTGAAGCAGAGACACATATTGCTGCTCGTGGTTATGACATTGACCAGACTATTCTTGACCTTGCTAATCAGACACATGTGCATGGTATTGTCACAGCCGAAGGTGTTGTTGTTGGAACTCTCAAGGCACAGACACTTACACAAAAGACTCTTACTACACCTATCATTAACGGCGCTACAATTACAGGTACAGTCACTGCAACAAGTGCAACCTTTACTAGCCCAACTATCTCAGGTTCACCAGTTATTACTGGTCTATCTAGCGCTGGCATGGTGGCATCATCTGCTACACCTAAGGATTATGTAGACAGTATCCTTGGCTCAGCAACCTCTGCTGCAATTAGCGCAGCATCTGCTGCAGTCAGCGCAACCTCTGCTGCTACTAGCGCTACATCGTCAGCAAATAGCGCAACAGCATCTGCTTCATCTGCAAGCGCATCTGCAACTAGTGCATCTGCTGCTGCTACTTCTGCTACTTCGGCTGCAGCCTCTGCTACCGCAGCAGCCACAAGTGCTACCAGTGCTGCTGCATCTGCTACTGCTGCTGCAACTAGCGCTACAAGTGCTGCTGCTTCGGCTACAACTGCTGCTGCTTCCGTAGCAACTATTGCAGGCTATGCAACATCTGCTGCTAACAGCGCAAGCGCTGCAGCAACCTCAGCAACTTCTGCTGCTGCATCAGCCACGGCTGCTGCTACATCAGCAACAAGTGCTGCAGCAAGTGCAACGGCTGCTGCAACAAGTGCAACAAGTGCAGACAGTGCAGCATCTATTGCTATTGCTCAGGCATCTAATGCATCAGCATCAGCAACTGCAGCAGCAACATCTGCTACAAGTGCAGCCAACTCTGCTACAGCAGCAGCAACTTCTGCAACATCAGCAACAGCCAGCGCTACTGCTGCTGCTACAAGTGCAGCAGATGCAGCAACATCTGCTTCTAGCGCAGCAACTACTTACGACAACTTTGATGACCGTTACCTCGGTGCTAAGTCAACTCCTCCAACAGTAGATAATGATGGCAACCCACTGCTTACTGGTGCGTTGTACTTCAACTCAACCTTGGCTGCTATGTATGTATGGACTGGAACAGTCTGGTCTGTCATGGCAACAAGCGGGGACATTGAATCGGTAACAGCAGGAACAGGATTGACAGGTGGGGGCGCAAGTGGCGCAGTTACTGTAGCCCTTGACACAACTAGTTCTTATGTAGTTCCTACACAAACTGGTCAGACTGGTAAATTCCTTACTACTAATGGCACAACTTCTTCTTGGGCTCCAGTTGATGCACTACCTAGCCAGACTGGTAACGCTGGTGAGTTCCTCACAACAGATGGAACAACAGCATCTTGGGCAGCAGTTGCAGGTTCTCTTGCACAACCAACTGAACCGACATCTCCGCCAGATGGACAAATCTGGATAGATACAGATGGCACTGCACCAACTACAGTAGTGACTCGTTGGTCTAAAGCACCTACTGCTGGTACAACAACTCTTACTGGTACAGATGACGGAACTACAG